TTTCAGTGGCAAGGGAGCAGGGTATATCGGTACGTATTGGTAGATGACTTTGATCCTATAGAGATCAATTCAAGGACAAAATGTAAGGATTCTGAGCAGGGTATGACCCAGGAAGAGATTAGACTTTCGTATATAGGAAAGAAATGAGCGTAGAGAGAGCTTTAGAGATAGCCAAAGAGTTAGAGTATAGGGAAACCCATAATCGGCTGAGATACTATAAACCTTACGAGTATCAGAGGGAGTTTCATGCTGCAAAGGTCAGTCAGAAATTGTTAATGGCTGCCAACAGAATTGGGAAAAGTTACTGTGGTGCTATGGAAATGGCAATTCACCTAACAGGGGAGTACCCGAAATGGTGGAAGGGCAGGAAATGGATGAGACCTATCAGAGCGTGGGCTGGAGGAGCCTCAAACGAGACTACACGGGACATTCTACAGAAAGAGCTACTAGGACAGCCAGACGATCCATCTGCAAAAGGCACAGGCTCTATTCCAATAGACAACATAGGTAACTCTACAAGGAAACCTGGTGTGCCAAACGCAATGAATAGTGTAGTAATCAAGCATAAGAGTGGTGGTTATTCGAGATTAGGCTTCAAGGCTTATGAAATGGGGAAGGAAAAATGGATGGGAGAGAGTCTTGACTTGATATGGCTCGATGAGGAACCTCCACCAGAGATATATACACAGGCAATTACTCGTACAGCGGATAAAGCTGGAATGGTCTATATGACATTTACACCTGAAAGCGGTATGACAGAGACAGTCGCTCAATTCCTCAATGACTTACGCCCTGGTCAGTACATTCAGACTGCTGGATGGGACGATGCCCCTCACATGACAGAGGAGGTTAAGGAGCAAATTCTAGTAGCACTGCCTCCACATGAAAGAAAAATGAGATCACAAGGTATTCCTTCATTGGGATCAGGTCTGGTCTTTCCAGTACCAGAGGATCTTATCAAGTGTGAGCCATTTGATATTCCTAACCATTGGCCGAGAATATCTGGAATGGATTATGGGTGGGATCACCCTACAACGGCAGCCTGGATAGCATGGGATAGAGACTCAGACGTAGTGTATGTGTACGATAGTTATGCACAATCTATGGAAGTTGCAGCGGTTCATGCAGCAGCGATCAATGCAAGACCTAAATGGATACCCGTTATCTGGCCTAGAGATGGTAGACAGGCCGATAAAGGCTCTGGTACTCCATTGGCAGATCAATATAGGGCATTAGGTGTGAATATGCTTAAAGGTAATGGCAGGAATTGGGGAGGCTGGTTCACAAATCCACCGTCAGCAGGGATGAAAGAGGGTACTGGAGGGGTATCTTTAGAGGCTGGGGTGATGGATATGTTGGAGCGAATGAAGACAGGGAGGTTCAAAGTCTTCGATACACAGTCGCAAGTCTTTGAAGAGTTTAGAATGTACCATAGAAAAGATGGCAGAATTGTACCTTTTAAGGATGACTTGATATCTGCGATCAGGTATGCTGTTATGTCATTGAGGTTTGCAAGGGTGCATGAAACTCAGCCTCGACAGACTCAAACAGATAACGAATTTAGTATTTTTTAGGAGATAATTATGGGCGGTATTGTTAGATCAGTTTTCGGGGGATCATCTTATACACCTCCACCAGCACCAGCACCAGAGCCAGCAATAACCGATGTAAAAACACAGGCTAGGGGCAAGCTAGGTAAAAAGGGTCGTTATGACACACTTCTTACTGGTGGAGAGGGCATATCGGAATCAGCAAAAGTTAGAAAATCAACACTAGGAGGCTAATGTGGGAAAGAAAAGCGCACCAGCACCAGTAGTTCCATACGCAGCACCTCCTCCAGAGGCTATAGACAGAAGTGAGCTAGACAAAGAAACTCTTAGAGCATCAAGAATGAGCGCCGGTGAAGTCTCTACTAAAGAGGGGAAGGAAGATCCTCAAGCATCCTTGTTGGCAGAAAGAGAGTTCTGGTCAGAGAGAGAGAAAGAGCAACAGAAAAAGAAAACACTATTGAATCAATGATTCAGCTTCTTGTAGGCAAAGATAAAGAAGTCGCTGATTGGGTGGCTAAAAGAGTAGATGCAACTACTTTCGGGGATTGCACTACTTATGGCTTCATCAAAGACGGAAAGATAGTTGGTGGTGTAGTGTTTTATGATTGGCGAATAGAGGATATGGTGTTTTCAGTAGCTTTCGAGGATAGGGGCTGTGTTACACGAAGGATTTTGAAGATACTTTTTGACTATCCGTTTAATCAGGTTGGATGCCATAGAATTACAGCATATACAGATGTAGAAAATGAAATGTCTAACAAGCTATTAAAGAGATTAGGGTTTCAGAAAGAAGGTCGATATAGAGAAATATCGAGAGAGCGCAAAGACGCAAACATTTACGGTATGCTCAAACGAGAGTGTATCTGGCTAGGAGAGAATAATGGGTAAGAAATCAGCACCAGCAACACCACCACCACCTGTAGATTATGCAGCGGAAGCGGCACAGCGGGAGAAAGAAGAAAAGGAAATGGCAGCAGAGCTAGATGCTGAGAGGGCTAGTTTGATGCGTAAGCGTAAAACAGGTCGATATTCCACACTTTTAACAGGTGGTGAGGGCGTTCAGGATGAGACAGAAGTTAAAAGGAAGAGCCTGCTTGGAGGTGAATAATGTCTGTCGAGAAAATACTTAAACGGCTTAATAGCCTGGAATCAACGAAAAGCACTTGGTCTGACCATTGGCAAGAGATACTTGATTATGTAATGCCTCGTAAAGCGGAGGTAACAGTCAATTACGGCAAAGGCCAGAAGCGTACTGAAAACCTGTTTGACTCTACAGCGATTCATGCAAATACACTGCTGGCTGCTTCCTTGCAGGGAACACTAACATCAGCGTCATTGCCCTGGTTTCACCTGAAAGTAACGGACGAAAACCTAAATCAGCGTAGAGACGTAGCTGTATGGCTAGAGGATTGTCGCAATCGGATGTATAAGGCGTTCAACTCCTCAAACTTCAACACAGAGGTACATGAGTTCTATTTGGATATTACATCCATTGGTACTTCATGCCTTGAGGTAGAAGAAGTAGAAGAGACCGGACAAATGTCTTTTCGATCTCTGCATATCTCAGAGTATTTCGTAACTGAAAACAAGAGAGGGGAAATTGACACTCTCTATCGGAAGTTCGACTACTCAGCACGTCAAGCAGTTCAAAGGTGGGGTGATGCTGTAGGAGAAAAGGTTAATAAGGCGTACAAGGAAAACCCTGACAAGAAGTTCAGTTTTGTGCATTGTGTCATGCCATCAGAAGAATATGAGGGCATGACAAAATTGCCTTTCGTATCAATCTATATTGGGATAGAGGATAAGAAAGTGGTACATGAGGGTGGCTATAATGAAATGCCATATCTTGTAACACGTTGGTCTAAAGCGTCCGGTGAAGAGTATGGTCGTTCTCCAGCTTACAATGCTCTGCCAGACATTAAGACTCTGAATAAAGCTGTAGAGTTAGGACTAAAGGCATGGGCTAAAGCGATTGATCCTCCATTGATGGTAGAAGATGACGGAGTAATAGGTCGAGTAGTAACAAAACCTGGTGGTCTGACTACTGTACGCAGAGATGGTGCAGTTAAAGAAATGGGTATAGGTGCAAGATTTGATGTTTCTGATATGAAGGAGACAGAGCTTCGAGGATCAATCAAGCAAGCGTTCTTCTCGGATCAGTTAGAGCTACAATCCGGCCCTCAAATGACCGCTACAGAGGTTCAGGTTCGATATGAGCTAATGCAAAGGCTTCTCGGCCCGACTCTCGGAAGATTCCAGACTGAGTTTCTAAATCCTCTTATTGATAGATGTTTTGCAATCATGCAAAGGAACGAACAATTCCTTCCCGCTCCAGAGGTATTAAATGGAATCAGGGTAGATATTGAGTATGTCGGCCCACTAGCTCGATCTCAGAGAATGGAGGAGGCAGTGGCAGTTGAGAGACTGTATGAAATGGCTGGAATGTTAGCTCAGATGACACCTGAAATTATGGACAACCTTGACCATGATGCAGCAATCCGCTCAAGAGCAGAGTTGTTGGGTGTGCCAAAGAACATTCTCAAAGACCCAATGCAAGTTCAGGCTGAAAGACAGCAACGTCAAGAGCAACAACAGCAGATGATGGAAATGCAACAGGCTCAACAGGCTACAAGTATGGCAGCTCAAGCAGCACCAATGCTAGGAGCAGAGAGCGTAGAGTCTACAATGGGTGGAATGGAGCAGATAGCGGAGGCAGTAGGTGGCTAAAGCAATCTCGAAACTCAAAAAAGAATATGCAATTGCTTTCAGTTCACCAGAGGGTGAAGCAGTCCTCGATGATCTGAGAGCAGCATACCAAATGCGAGAATCATTCGTTAAGGGTGATCCGTATGAAACAGCGAGGAGAGAGGGCGAAAGAGCCGTTTATCTTCGTATTATCCACATGAGTAATCTTAAAGAGGAACATAAATGACCGAAGCAGCAATGACCACAGAAGCAGAGGATAATGCACCAGCACCCGAAGCGAGTGATAATCAAAGCGATTGGAGAAGTGGGCTTTCAGAGGAATTGAGAACAGAGCCTACACTAGCAAACATTAACGATGTAGAGTCAGCAGCAAAGACTCTGGTGCATCAGCAAAAGATGATGGGAACTCGTATTCCATTACCAAAGACTGATGAGGAGCGAGAAGAGCTTTATGCAAAGCTAGGTCGTCCAGAGAAAGCGGAAGATTATGAGCTGAGTGTACCAATAGGTTATGAACAGTATTACCCACAGGAAATGATGGGTTCGTTCAAGGAGACAGGCCATAAACTAGGTCTTACTCCAGATCAAATGTCAGGATTGATGGAATGGCAGAAGGGGGCTATTGATTTTCAGTCAGGCCAAGAGCAATCAACCATAGAAACACTGGCCTCTCAGTCAGAGGAAACATTACGTCAAGAGTTTGGTGGTGATTATGAAAAGAACATAAGAGCTGCAAATAGAGCATTAAGCGTATACGGAGACAAGGCACTCCAGGATAAACTGGCAGACCCTCGGTATGGTAATGATCCTGATTTAATCCGACTGCTTGCTAACGCAGGTAAGGATATTACTGAGGATTCAGCACAAGGGACAACGAACAATTCATTGGTAATGAGTCCATTGGATGCCAAAATGCGAATTGACCAGATAAATGGTGATAAAGAACACGCATACTGGAATCCTCAGAATCCTAAACATAATGATGCACAGGAAGAGATGAGGCAATTATTTGAGAAAGCGCATAGCTAATTGAATAAAGTGTTGATATTATTGTGGGGTAGAGTATAAACTTACCCCACAGCTTCAAAAACTGCCCGAAAGGATAACAGTGGAAGCAGGATAACCACCTAAAGTTCGTGTAGTCAGCGTAATAGACAGGACACCCGAAAGGATAATGACCGTTTTTTGTTTTTAACTTAACAAGGAGGGCATTATGTCCACTCAAATTACAACTGCATTTGTAGAGCAGTATAAGAGTAATGTACTTCACCTTGCACAGCAGAAGGGATCACGTCTACGTGGCGTAGTTCGTTATGAGTCTGTAACAGGTAAGAGTCATTATTTCGAGCGCATTGGCGCAACGGCAGCACGCAAGCGTACTTCACGCCACTCAGATACTCCACGCATGGATACTCCGCATTCCAGACGTAGGGTTACTATGGATGATTACGATTGGGCTGATATGGTAGATAATGAAGATAAGGTGCGTATGCTTATCACCCCACAGAGCGAATATGCTATGGCGGGTGCTAATGCTATGGGTCGTGCTATGGACGATGCTATCATTGAAGCAGTAAATGGTAATGCCTATGGTGGCGTTTCTGGCGGTACTTCAATCGCGCTCCCATCTTCACAGAAGATCACTGAGAGCGGTACTGACGGACTGACTTTGACGAAACTTCTTAACATCAAAGAGATTCTTGATGCTTCTGAGGCTGATCCAGAGGAGCAACGCTGTATCGTATGTTCTGCCAAGCAGGTTACTGATATGTTGGGTGTTACTCAGATCACAAGTTCTGACTACAACAGCGTAAAAGCACTTGCTCAGGGTGACATTGATACCTTTATGGGTTTCAAGTTCATTCGTTCCGAGCGTCTAGGTACATCTGGCAGTATGCGTCAGGTTCTTGCGTTCACTCAATCTGGTATCGGTCTTGCAGTCGGTTCTGACATTTCTACTCGTATTAGCGAGCGTGCTGATAAGAACTATGCAACTCAGGTATTCCTTTCAATGACTATCGGTGCTACTCGTGTTGAAGATGAGAAAGCAGTCGAGATCGAGTGCTACGAAGCATAAAGGAGATAGAAAATGGCTGTTACTACTCAAAAAAGTACGCAAGTAACCAACTTTGATGCCGAGCCTGCCGTAATGGAGGAAACTTCGGATATTCATGGTCGTTTGCGAATTGCTTATTTCGATCACACTCAGTCTGGTGCTGGTGATGCAACCTCTTCTGTAGAGATTGTTCGCCTACCACCTGGAACCGTCCGCTTGTTGGGCGCACTGAGTCGTATCGAACACGCATGGACTACTGCTAGTGCAACGATGGATGTTGGTTGGGATGCCTATACGGATCTTGACGGTGACGCTGTAGCTGCTGACGCAGATGGTCTTGATAACGGTATTGATGTTGATACCGCTGGTGTTACTGCTATTGGGTCTACCCAAGCAGCAGATACCAAGACGTTCATTTCTCGTGATGGTGTATCTATTCGGCTAACAAGTCAGGATACCGCTATTGCAGACACGAACACTGCATCAGGCTATCTGGTCTATGTTGTAGACTAAAGTGAAACGTGGAGGGGTGGGAAACTGCCCTTCCACACAATAGGAGCGTGATATGGCTACAGAGGTCTCAATCTGTTCTAATGCCCTAAGAAAACTAGGGGATGACCCAATCACCTCCCTAACTGATAATACAGAGCGAGCAAGGCTCTGTAATGCGTTTTACGAACCCACAAGGGATTCTGTATTAAGAGCGCATACATGGAATTTCGCTATTCGTAGACAAGAGCTGGCACAGCTAACCAGTACGCCAGAATTTGATTACGATTATGAATACACCTTACCAACTAGCCCGTACTGTCTGCGTGTTCTCAAGATGGAATACGATGAGTATGAGTTCAAAATTGAGGGAAGAAAACTATTATCTAACGAAGGTACGGCAAAGATTCTCTATATAGGGAAAATCACTGATCCGGCTGAGTTTGATGTAATGTTTGTAGAGGCTCTAACTGCACGCCTAGCAGCAGAGCTGGCTTATTCCATCACTGGAAGCAATGGTATGTCAAAGCAGATGTGGGAGCTATACGAGTTGAAGGTTGCAGAGGCTCGAAGTATTGACGGACAAGAAGGATTCCTTGATAGCATCATTGCAGACACCTTTACAAGTTTCCGTAAATAATGGCTAGAGTTCATCCTTTTCAGTCAAATTTTACAGCAGGAGAGTTAAGTCCTCGCCTGGAAGGTCAGATTGACTTCAAGAAATACTTTAATGGATGCAGTGAATTAACAAACATGATTGTATATCCACATGGCGGGGCAGTCCGTAGAAGTGGGTCATATCATGTTGCAGAGGTTAAGGATTCGTCAAAGGAAGCAAGGTTAGTTCCTTTTGAGTTCAATGTGACTCAGGCGTATGTGATCGAGTTCGGAGAACAATATATTCGTTTCTATAAGGATAACGGACAAATTGTTACTACACCTGATTCAGTATTAGAAGTAATAATGTCTGCTAGTGGTGACAACTATACTACTGTGCCAACGGTAGGATTTACTGGAGGTGGAGGCACAGGAGCAACAGCTACATCTACTCTAAAAGTAGAGTCAATCACTAAAACAGTTTCCGGTGCTGGGTACACAAGTATTCCAACTATTAAATTTACTGGTGGTGCTGGTACTGGAGCAGCAGCTACATTGGATTTAGCTGTAGATGACTTAACTATAACCGATGGTGGTACAGGCTATGGCTCTGCACCTACTCTTACGATAGTTGCAGCAGATGGTGATGATGATGGGTCTGGAGCAACAGCAACCTGTACTATCGCTGCTGGCGTTATTGATACAATCACTATTACTAATGCTGGATCAGGCTATACAGCTATTCCAACAGTTACCATTGAGGGAAGTAATACAACACCAGCAACACTAGATGCTGTAATGGAAGTGGATACAGTTACTCTTTCAGGCAGTGGAAGCGGTTACACAACACCACCTACAGTAACTTTTGAGAGTGATGATATGGATACTGTGGCAGAGGCCACTATCACCATGAGCGTTGATGCTGTATCTGTAACAGGAATAGGCTCAGGCTATACTTCTGCTCCAACAGTTGCATTTACAGGGGGTGGAGGCACAGGTGCTACTGCTACTGCTACAGTGTCGGGTACAGACGGTATTTATGAGATAACTACACCGTATCTTGAGGCAGAATTGTTTGAGTTACAGTTTGCTCAGTCAGCAGATGTTATGTATATCTGCCACAGCAATCATGCGCCAAGAAAGCTGTCTCGTACAGGACACACAAGCTGGACACTATCTACACCTACGTTTACATGGGCTGGAACCTCACCCTGGAGTGCAGGTAACGGCTACCCAAGAACAGTATCATTTTATGAGCAAAGACTATTCTTTGCAGGTACATCAGCATCACCTCAGACTATTTGGGGGTCACAGACAGCAGATTATGAGAACTTCGATCAAGGCACAGGGCTTGATGATGAGTCAATGGAATATGCTATTGCAACAAATAGGGTCAATGTAGTCAGATGGTTACAGCCTAGTCGTGACTTGATTGTAGGTACAGCAGGTGGCGAATTTAAGATTTCCAGGCCAACAGGTGAGCCATTAACACCATCTAATATAATGGTAACACAGCAGACCACTTACGGAAGTTATACGATTCCACCAATGCAGATTGGTAATTCTATTCTGTTTGTGCAGAGAGCAAGAAGGAAAGTCAGAGAGTTTGGGTATAATTTCCAAAATGATGCCTATATTGCACCTGATATGACACTACTTGCAGAGCATATTACTGATGGATATATTCAAGATGTGGACTACCAGCAAGAGCCAGATTCAGTTGTTTGGGCGTGTACAGCAGATGGCAAACTGTTAAGTATGACGTATGAGCGTCCAGAAGATGTAGTTGCATGGGCTAGTCATACAGCGGGGGGTGCAGGCGTAGAGGTAGAAAGCGTTGCAGTTATTACTACAACGACAGCGGATCAACTATGGGTGCTGGTAAAGAGAACTGTAAATGGCTCAACAGTACGTTATGTAGAGTATCTTGATCCTGATTTGAATGTAGATTCTGGATTGACAGGAACGGTATCTGGGACAAGCCCCACAGTAAGCGGTCTGGATCATCTGGAAGGAGAGACTGTAAAAGTTGTAATCAATGATGCTGTATTCCCTGATGAGGTAGTTAGCGGTGGTGCTATATCGCCAAGCATCCCTTCTACATGGGGTTCGGTATCGCTAGAGGTAGGATTAGGTTATACGTCTACACTAAAGACTATGCGTGTAGAGGAAGGTTCTCAGGCAGGAAAGGCTCAAGGTCGCAAGAAGAGATGGAATGAGGTTATTGTACGACTATTGAATACAACAGGCGTAAAGATCAATGATGACCAACTGCCTTTCCGTACTTCTGCTGACCCAATGGATTCAGGACTAGGCTTATTCACAGGTGACAAAAGAGTCACGAATCTCGGATGGGATCGTGATGGATATATTGAAATCAAACAGGAACAACCACTACCAATGACTATACTAGGTATTCATGGCACGTTGAATACGGTGGATTAAATGGCCGCAGAACTAGCAGCAGTAGGGGCAGGACTAGGAATAGCTGGAGGCATCATAGGTGCTAGAGGGGCGATTTCGTCAGGAAATGCCTCATATTTGCAAGGGCAAGTCCAGTATCACCAGGAGTTAATGCGAAGCGCATACGAGGCTAAAGTTCTCCAGCGCAAGATGATAGAGCAACTGCATAAGCAGTTCGCACAATGGGGTGGGGCTGGTGTAGCCGTAGGCGAGGGTTCTCCGGTAGTAAACATGATGAAAACCATCAATGATCTTGAGGAAGATAGAGCACATATCCTCAGAGAAGGTCAGAAGAACGCATGGTTACTGTGGCAAGCAGGAGCAGATAAGCAGCTTGCAGGTCAGTATAATGCCACTACATCTCTGCTTTCAGGTGCTAGTTCTGCAATGACTGGATATAGTGCTGGAATGTCAATTAATTAAGGAAGAATCATGGCTCCGGTAATCAGATCAAGAGGAGGAACAAGCATAGGTGCAGCAACAGTACCAGGGGGCAGTCTCGCTTACATCAATCAGGCTGGTGCATCAGGTCGTGCAGCCATGCAGATGGGTAAGGCGTTATCTAATGTAGGGGAGAATCTCGCTAAGGTGTATAAAGCTCTGGATGATACCCAAGAGAAGGAGCAGAGTTTAATCAACCTGAATGAAGCGAAGGCCATGTGGAATAGCGTATCTACAAGTGTTCACACTTCAGCCATAAATGGCGGTGTTGGTGAGATACGAGAAAATGGAGAGTATGAGTATCCTTGGCTTCCAGAGCAGTATGGAAGCAATATGGAGGATGCGTTTCAGAGACTAGGATCAAACGATCAATATATAAACCTGCTCAATTCTTTGAGTGAAAAAGATAGAAGCCAGTTTAATGCGTGGTCTACATCAAAGTATGGAGAATTATCAGGAAAGGTAATTTCATTAGGTTACAAAAAAAGAGATACTCTGCAAAGGGCAAACAGGGCGATAACCGCAAATAATTTGTTTCGTGCGTCACTTGCTCCTGATATGGACTCAAGTGGAAAGAATTATCTTGCATATCTTGAGAATCTTAATGAAAGCAGTATGTATGGCACTCCTCTTTCTGAGGAACAGATCAAGAGCAATGAAAGGACGTTTATAGAGCATTACACATTAACGAATCTATTTGGCGGTGCTAATCCTGATATTCCTGAGTCTGAAGTAACAATTGAGCAGTACGATAATGCA